TACCTAACAAAAGCCAATGCTTCTTTATGAATTACGCTCAAAAGCGTGATGTTATTGAGGGTGGCGAGGTAGATTTGATTTGGTGCGATGAATTAGTGCCTTTAGATTGGATTGAGACCCTGAGGTATCGTATTGTTACTCGTTTTGGTAAGTTAATCACAACATTCACCCCAATCACGGGGTACAGTAGCGTTGTAAAAGAGTATGTAAGCGGTGCTAAGATACTTGAACACCGTAAAAGCCCACTCTTGCCAGACAACATCAATGTGAACGGATGCCCAAGGGGTCATATGCCTTATAAGGCACAATCTTATGTTCGTCCTGCTGGCGTTATGTGGTTTCATAGCGAACTTAACCCGTATAACCCATTTGAACAGTTAAAGAAGACCCTGATGGGCAAGAAACCTTACGAAGTTAAGATTCGTGCGTATGGTTGGGCTGACAACATCAGCGGTAGCCAATTCCCAAGATTTACCCCAGAGGTCAATATTATTAAGTCAGAAAACATTCCAGTCGAGGGTACTAACTATATGGTTGTAGACCCTGCTGGTGCTAGAAACTGGTTTATCATCTGGGCAAAGGTAACACAAGACGGAGATGTTATTGTCTACAGAGAGTTCCCAGACGATTCAGAAGGCGAGTGGGCGTTACCTGCTGGAGAGCCTGACGGGAAGGCTGGTACAGCCCAAAGAAACGGAGCAGGACGCTCCCTAGCCGACTACAAGCAACTCATTCTAGACCTTGAGAACGGAGAAGAAATATCTGAGAGATATATCGACCCCCGTGCAGGTGGAACTAAGGCTGTAACGGAAGACGGAGGAGTTACTTTAATTGATATGCTTGATGACGGGGAAGTGCCTATGCATTTTATCCCAGCCGCAGGAATTAGAATTGAACAAGGTGTTACTTTAATTAATGACGGCTTTGCTTATGATATGTCCCAAGACATCAGCCCATTGAATAAACCTAAACTATACATCTCAGACAAATGTCAAAATCTAATATACTGCATCAAGGAGTGGACTGGTCAAGATGGCGACAAGGGAGCAACGAAAGACCCAATAGATTGCCTTCGATACCTAATGACTATGAATCCTGTTTACATTTCGGACAGCACAATGCGTGGAACGGGTGGAGGAAGTTACTAATGGAACTTTATTTTCCTTGCTTACTTTCAAGAAAAAAAGCAATGCTTTGTTCTGGACTTTCAAGAACCCTTCTTGAACAACTTGCTAAATCGGGTGTTATAAGAACATATATCACAAAAGGCAACCATAAACGATACTTTCGAGACGACCTAATTAATTTTATTAATGAAAAAATACAACAACAACGCAGATAAATTTGTATTTGCAACGGATAAGCCTGATATTCCCTACTTCTATTCGGAATACCAGCGTTCCACGCAGAACGGAGGAAACACCGCTAACATAGCGGAAAATGACGACATAAGACTTGCTAGATGGGAAGGTCAGACGGATGACGGCAAGAAGCACAGCGAGAACCGTATGAACGGTGACGGTGCATTCCCCTTTGAAGGTGCTTCAGATGTTCGTTGCAGACTTGTTGATAGAACGATTAATGAAATAGTTGCTATCCTTATGACAACCTTTGATAGGTGTCAGATTAAAGTAAAAGGCACGGAATTCAACGATTCTGAAACAGCCGCTACCGCTAATGTGCTTATGTCTTGGCTTATTGAGTCAAGACTGCGTACCGAACTGCGAAAAGAGGCTGAATTGCTTGCCCAGAACGGACTTCAATACGGATGGGCTGGATTACACATCCTGTGGGAACGAGAGATGTCTACACGCTTCCAGAAACTGTCTATGGACGAACTTGTTCAGGCTGTTCAGATGGGAATGCAGAAAGACCCTAATACGCCTCTCAAAGACCTCCCAGATGCCATTGTAGACCCTTCCAAGGAAGAGTTTGCTATGTCATTAATCCAGATGTACCTTCCGACTGTTTCTCCTGCAACAGTTAAGAAGGCAATTAAAGAACTAAGAGAAACTGGAACTGCTCATATCCCAGAACCGTTTATTTCCAAGAATCAACCAAGTTTGGTTTCCTTGAAGCCATATGACGAGATTTCATTCCCGCCAGAAACAATTGATATTCAAAGAGCCAGAGTTATCTTCAGAAGAACTTATGTTACTGAGGTAGAACTTCGTACAATGGCAAAACAATACGAGTGGAGTAACTCGTTTGTTGAACAAGCCGTCAATACTGCTGGTAAACAGTCTAATTTCAACGACCCTAACCTTCTCCCTGCCGCCGCCTTGTTGAACTATCAAGTAAGCAGAAATGACCACTTGGTTGAACTGGTTTACGCATACAGCAGATTGATTGACAGCGATGGCATTGCTGGAATCTATCAAACAATCTTCTGCCCACAATCAGGAGACGAGGAATACGCTTCGCACGAACTGCTTGGAAGTGCTCAAAATAAGTATCCGTTTGTTATCTACCGCAGAGAGAAAATCAGAAGACCAATCTACGAAACCCGTGGAATCCCTGAAATTGCTCAGACAGACCAAGAGGAAGTCAAAGCCCAGCGTGACTCCGTGCGGGATAGAACAGCCTTCACAACGCTTCCACCAGTCCTAGTAAAGAAGAGACTAAGTGGTATCAATAAGATTTCTCCGGGGGTTCATTTGCCCGTTACATCAGTTGATGACTACAGATTTATGCCTACTCCAACTGGAGAGCCTAACACAGCCTTCGCCCTAATGGACAAGGTTGATATGGAGCATTGTGCGTACTTCGGACTTTATCATCCGAATATAATGCCACAAAAAACCCAAACAACTCAGCAATTCCTTGTGAATAACTGGCTGGATGTCTGGAGTGAGGCTTTTTCTATGACATTCTCAATGATGCTCCAGTATATGGACTCAGCCGAGATTGAACAAATTACTGGACGCTCGCTTCCTCAGAACTTGAGTTCCATTAGCAATAATTATGACTTCCAAGTTAAATACGATGTTAGAGAACTTGATACTCAGTTTGTCATCGAGAAACTCAAAGCAATTACGCAATTTGTTCTCCCTCTTGATAGTGCAGGAGTTATTGACAAGAACAAACTTGTTAAAGCGGCTATTGAGGCTATCGACCCTGATAAGGCAAAAGAACTCATCATCAACACGGCAACGGCTTCTCAGATGCTGTATAAGGAAATTCAATCTGACATCGGTCTTATGATGCTTGGAAACGAGGCTACTTATGTTGAAAACGACCCGTCAGCCCCGTCTAAACTACAGTACCTGCAAGACATTATCTCTAAGAATCCAAAGGCACAACAAATGATGCAATCCGACCAGCATTTCCGTGCTCTTATGGATAACTTCATCAAGAACCTGCAAATGTCCGTAAGCCAGCAACAGAACAAGCAGATTGGTCGCACGGGAGTTACTCCTGTTGCTGAACAGGCTGGGAATCAGATGCAACAACAGATTCAGCAAGCAGAGCAAATGCAAGCCCAGCAGGAAGCCCCTGAACAGCAAGGAGGTATGATGTGAGCCTTCCTATTGAAATTATCAACGGTCTTTCCTTTGAAAAGGGAAATCCAACTTGGGGGGCTGTTATGCTTCTTATCAATGCCAGCATTGAATCAGAAGTTTCTGATGCACTTTCAAAGGATTCTAAGGGAGAAGACAGGGCTTGGCATTCAGGAAGAGCCTCTTCTTTAACCAGTTTTAGAGACCTTCTTATACTTACACGGGACGAAGTGCTTGCCGACCAAGGAAAAGCACCTGAGCAATATGATTCAGGCGAAATTGGCTTGGATAAGTAATCCTCTTGCAACAACAACTTTTTGCCTCTTAAAGGCTTCTAATGGTTCTGAGTCCATTCTAAAACTCTGTATATAGGACTTTAGACCTTATCTAATGAATACAAAGAATAATGCCGACCTTGGGACGGCTGAAAATAACCCCACGACAAACACCGAAAACAATTCCGCAGTTTTTGGTTTAAATGAAATCGCTGATATTATCAGCAATAAGTTCCTAGGCGGTGAGGAACAGAACGGGTCTCCTGAAGTCCAAGAAGGTCAGGAACAAGCGGAAGGTGAAAGCACCGCTTATGAACAAGATAGTGCTGTTCTTTCACAGGAAAATGAAACAACCGCTGACAATTCAGAATCAGAAGACTCCGAGGAAACCGAAGAAACCAAGTCTGACGATGAAGAAATTGAAAGAGGTCTACCAAAGGGCGTTAAGAAACGCATCGATAAACTCTCTGCCAAGCGTAGAGAAGCCGAAGCGGAAGTTGAACGACTAAAGCAAGAAGTGGAACGATTGGAGCAAGAGGCTACCAAGCCAGCCCAAGTCCCAGATTCAAGCAACCCGTTCAGCCACATCCGTAGTATGGAAGAAATCAGCCGAGAGGCTGACCAAGCCAAACAAATTAGGCGTTGGTGCGAAATGAACCCTGATGGTGCTGTTGTGACAAAGTCAGATGGCGAAGAAGTAGAGTACACGGCTGAGGACATCCGAAAGATTAAAGTTAAATCTATGGATGCACTTGAAGAACATCTCCCAAAAAGAGCACAGTTCCTTCAAGCGTACAATCAGTTTGAAGCGGTGGCTCAAAAGGATTATGTGTGGTGGAAAGACCGTTCCAGTAAGGAACGACAGATGGCAGAATCTTTCATCAAGGCATTTCCAGAAATACTTCGAGCACCTGACCATAAGTTAGTACTAGGTCACCTCATTACAGGCATAAAAGTCTATGAGAACCAGAAGAGAGTAACTACTCCTCAAAAAGTACTCGCACAACCTAGGTCGTCTGCAAGCCCAGTTCCCCTGAAGAAAAATCAGGTTGCTGAACAGGTCGCAAAGCAACGATATGCGTCTTCTAATTCCCGTGACGATTTGAGCATAATCATCGCTAACAAATTCTTGTAATCCCTAAACCTATATAACTACTATGGCAAATCTCCTAGAAAAAGACATCTCCTCTGGAAAAAGAGAAGACCTCGCTGACCTCATCGCACTCGTTGATGCAAAGGATACTCCTTTCACATCGATGGCAAAGAAGGGTTCAAAACCTGGAAATACACTTTTCAGATGGCAAGCCGATTCACTTCCAACACCTAAGACGACTGGTACAGTCGATGGTACGGATGTGACCACCTATGACAACTATGTCAAGGATGGCGGCGTGACCTATCGTGCTGAACTCAGCAACTACATCCAAATCTTCCGCAGAGCCGTCCGTGTGTCCCCGCTTACGCAGGACATCGCTACGATTGCTGGAGTTCGTGATGAACTCGCTAACAATGTCGCTAAGGGCATTCAGGCTATCAAGCGTGATATGGAAGCCACAATGTGCTCCAACAACGGTGCTCAGGCTGACAACGGCACAAACGCCTATCTCACTCGTGGTCTCCACAAGTGGCTTCAGCCGACTGCTTCTAAGGACTCAACGCTTCCTGTTCCTGACACCTTCTGTACGCCTACGGCTAACCGTTCTACGGTTGGAACTGCGGCTCTGACTGAAACGGTTGTCCAGAATATCCTCACGGGTATCTACAGCCAGACTGGTCAATACAGAGACTATGACGCTCTCGTTGGTACTGCTCTTAAGAGAGCCTTCACTAACCTTGCGTTCACCTCTACTCAAGGCTCAGGCACAGCCCCGATGACCGCTATCAGAACCCTTAACCGTGAGTCGGACTCTTCGTCCTACATCTCTTCGGTTGATGTGTTTGAAGGCGATTTCGGTAAACTCCGTCTCCACCCATCACACTACCTCAACCCTACTTCTGGTGTTGGCTCAACCTTTGCTGGTTATGTCATCCCGTTTGACCAAGTTGAGATTCGTTATGGTGGCAATGTCGCTGGAGTTACTGCTCTCACCAACAACGGTGGTGGCGAAGCCCGAATGATTGAAGCAGTTGCTGGACTTTGCGTCTACAACCCGCTGGCATTTGGCGTGTTCGACTTCACCGCCTAATCAGACAATGGCTGACATCATTCAAGACCTAGCGGAGGTTATCCCCCCTGAATTAAGAAACAGGGTTAGGGATGAACTTCTGCGTGGGTGGAGAATGGAAGAAACTAAGGCATATGCCGAAGCGAAACAGTCAGCCATTTTTAACCACGCCAACGAAGCCCGAAGCATCGATGGTGTTGGTCAACTAAAGGCTCGGATACCCCAAGCCGCTTTCCATTACTGGGGACATCGGCTGGGGTACGAGTGCTGGGATGATGATTCATTTCTCAGAGAATTTCTTCGGGACAATCCAGAAACTGCCGTTTCCAATTACGCCAAGCGTACTTGCGTTAACGGCACAATTTTCACGGCTGACGGTTATCTCACATAATGAGAACTGCAAACTTTTCACAAATCCTCTTTGACGCTCTCCAGTATTCTGGAAATGACCGTCACAACATCACCGCTGAGACATTCGCTCAGTTCCGTGATTTTGCATCCGCAAGGATTCGTGAGGCTTGGGAAACCATTCAATGGGCAGATGTTTGCAGACTTGTAGAGTTCACGACAACAACTGACGCTAACGGGGTTATTTCTTTCTCTCCAGCGACAGAAGCAGATGAGATTCTTGCTGTCTACACAAAGAACCCTCAAGAGACCACACAAGCGGTTCAAGTCCCATACCAGATATACGACAGCGGCTCTGTCCGTAAAATTATCATTGGAAATGGCATTGTGTCAGGTTGGTACTTGTACAGAAAAGACTGCATTACCCTTGAGGGAGAGTTGTACAGCCCTACTGTAGTTTATTATCAAGGAGTTCAGGTCTACTTTGACTCTGGCTCAGGTACTGGAACATACACTCCAGTTCTTGGTAA